GAACTTGCTTTTGCAGCAGCTGCGGCCGTCACTATAAAGATGCCAGCACCCCGGTTGCTCGTTGCAGTTGCTGAGTCGTTAAACACTAGTACAGCCCCTGCAGGAAGTGCGGTATGGGGCGATTTGATAACGAATTGGGTGCCACCAGTATGAGTGCCACCCGGAACATATAAACTTTCCGAAGCGCCTACAGTCGAATTCGTTTTTAGAAACGTCCCGTCGTCATCCCAACTGCCATCAACCTGCACGCCTTCGCTGTTATGAGGCTCACTATTCCCACCAGACCGCCTCGACGTGTTCATGACTAGGGTGCCCTCAGCGGAATAATCGCTGCCGACGATACCCGATTTCTGCGTATTAGCGTCGAACAGCGGATTAATCACAACCTGTTGGTCAGGAACAGCGAGCGTGACAGTCCGCCCGCCATAGGTGGTGCTCCCGCTAGAACTCGTGTGACTTTTAACGTCTGGGGTCCTAAGGTCAGTAAAGGTCGGGTCAGCAGAAGTGCCGACAGGGACGGGCAAAATGAACGGTATCCAGCCGTAATTGCCATCGGCGATAGCCCATCTGACGTTCTCCACTACGTCGCTAGAGCTAACTGGTTCGAACTGGACCGTTACGGGACTACTGTCAGTACTGGCGTCACCCGAGTTAGTTTCAACCAATGGCGTCATCTTGGTTGTTGATTTAGCCTCAATCTTCAACGTCTTAGCCCCATCAACACCAACAACGATGGGAGTTGTACTAGTAGAACCAGCCTTCCTTAGCACCTCTAGTAGGGCAAACAGCGAACCAGAGCCCGGATTGATTGGACCACTACTACTCACACCTGAATCATCAGCCTGAACGGAAATCCCATAAAAGAGCTTCCCGTTGTTCAGGGTATTATTTCCGATAGCATCATTTACTATTGTTCGGAAGTCGATTCCGGCATCAACTAACTGGTTCTGTCCGAGGTCGAAATACCTCAAACCATCAAGGCAGGATAAAACCCTGATTTCTTGTTCTTCCCCCGTGTATTCGTTCGTGTTTTGCGTAACAGACGCAATGCCAGCCCACCTAGCGTATAACTTAGTCGTATCTTCACCAACCCGGGTGCCAGCCCTGTATAGACTCAGGACGTCACAAGGCCCAATGTCCAGAGCGGCTTTAAGGTTTCCAGGGGCAACAGCCATCTGTCCGGCAATGATGCTGCCATCAATAAGGAACCCATTGACATCAACCGAATACTGTATAGACGAAATTGGGGCGTCCCGAACAATGGCACCGCCAAGCTTAACTGCTGAATCAGCGAATGTGAATGACTCAGTCGCTGGGATATTCGTATAGGCGACCTTGTCGGAAGCGTCAGACGGTGACTGCACTCGCAGTAGGTACGCACTAGTGTTCTTCACTTACTCAGCACCTCCTAAGGCCTTCACGACGCTCTGAGCGCATTCGAGGCGGCGAAATTACGATGCGTTACGGCCTCCAGCAAAGTGTCAGCCGCCAGCTGAAGGCTTTGAGACGCTATCAGCAGGTTTTGGCCTGCTTGGATTTGCACAGTCGATAATACGGGTTGTGATGCAGCCCGGCCTACAGTTTGGGCGGAAAGTATGGCCATCTCATCCGGGGTAGGGTCTTCAGCCCACGGGGTAACAATTCGCTTCCCTTTTGATGCCCTACGTTTCTTTAAAAGGTCCCTCAATCGACCGCGTCTACCAAAAATTCTACCGATGAAGGCGGTTACGACATTAAAAATTCCACCAGCCACCGGCCCAAATGCCGAGGAAACCGCACCACTTAAGCTACTCATGACCCCCTTAAATACGCTTGTGAGGCCTTTAGTGCTTCCGGCGAGCAAATCAAAAGCGCCGGAGACAAGGTCAACGCTTGTAAATTTTTCACTCACCCCAGCGAAGACATTCTCGAAAAGCTGGTTAAGTTTTGACGAAACCGTACCGTCAGTACCCTGGCCGGGTTCCGCTCCAAGCAGCTCCCCTGCAATGTTTCTGGTCGTTGCAAAGGTGCTTCCCCCAAATCCTACGCTGTGCGCGCCCTTGCCGCCCTCAATTGCCTCGCGCAACATTATTTCCGCCATCGTTTCCTGGCTAGCAGCCGCAGCGTCAGCCATCTCCTCACGAAGGTGGTCTTGTCCCTCCCAAATTTTTGACTGAGCTAAAGCCGCTTCGCGGGCGTCCGATGCGATTTGCGCTAGGTGCGCATTGGATTCGGCTATGCGTTCCGCCAGCTCGGCATCCCCCAAGCGTTTAAGCGCGTCAGCTATCTCTTGATTCCTCCGCTCGTTTCTCCTTTTGGTTTTTTCTTGCTGAACAGCAGCATCACCAGTCGGCCCGAGCTTTTCCATCGCGGATAATACGACATTGTTCTGCATGGCTCTACCTGGTTGGTATCCGGTCACCGCTACAGATGCAGGAGCCGTCGGGCTACCCATCGAGCCTATTGAAGTACCAGAGTAACGCTCTTGTGTCCACCACGGGGCACGCCGGGGGTCAACGTCCTGAGTCCGGTTGCTGGTAAAGAACGCCATTGTCTCAAGGTGAGCGGCGATTTCCTCCGCCCACCTTGGAACACGCCGGGGGTCAAAGTACGCTGGCCCCATTCCCTCGCTAGAGCCTCGCTGGCGCCCCCATCGTGCCTTTCCTATCATTTCACCAAAAGTGTTTTGAAGGGTTCCAAACCAATCGCCTATACTCGCTGTTATGTTAGGCATAGGAATGCTAATTAAGCCGGCGCCCCCGCCTCCCCCTCCACTAGCGCCTTCGTCAACTGTACTACCCAGCTCTGCCGTCCTGAGAGAGTTAAGCTCAAGGGCGGCTACATTGCGCTCTACCTGTCTTTGCAGGTCCATGAGCGCATCGCCAAGCGTTGCAAACGTTTTCTGGTAATCATCCGCTCTAGCCTCTACCCTGGGGTCTTCCCTAAGCCTAGTTATGGTGTCTTGACTGCCCTTGACTACCGATAGCAGCCCCGTCAGGGTGCCGGCAATCGCACCCATTGATTGCTCGTTTTGGTTGGCCGGGTCGAGGAACGCTTCCCGGATGAGCATAATTTCATCGGCAACCATTTTCATGTTTCCGGTGATTTGTGTGTTTGGGCCGCCGGGGTCAAAATTAGTTTCTTGTCCAGTCGTTGTTTGCGCTTGCTTTATGACTTTTTCATACTGGGCAGTCCAGGCGTCGGTTGAATACAAACCGAGAAGCTTCATCAGGGCAGTGCCTAGATTGCTTAACAAAGTAAACAAAGGCTTGGCCCAACTTAACCAAGGGCTGTCAAATAAATCTTGAAAAGCGGTTTTAATGTCACCCACTTTGTCGGCCACTTCCGTAACTTTGTTGATTATTTTGGTGGCAAAATTAATCATGCCGGTTATGGTGCTCTCTAGACTAGAGCCAACCGAAATCTTCATCTGGGTGAACGCTTCGGTTAACCGCGTGCTAGCTCCGCCGTAGCCCTCCATCAATACCTCTACAGCTTCTATCTCCCCAGCCGACTCAGTCATAGTCATATTCATGGCTGCGGTGGCCTTCTGGGCGTTAGTAAGGCCGTCTACGGTTGTTCCTAGTGCTTTAGCTTTCTTGCGGTATGCAGTGCTGAGATTGCCACTAATCCCTATGCTGTTGAGCATCATACTTTGCTCGCTCATGACGGCCTGAGCAACGTTAGAGAAGCCTGTAGCTACGTCGCGCGAGAACGCAAGGCTAGACGCCCCGGCAGCTGTAAGCAAGCCCTCTACGGCGTTTATGTCGGCTCCGTACCTAAGCAATTGCGTAGCGGCGTCTTCCACTACGCTTGAATGAACATTAAATTTTTCGGATAATCGTTGCACCAGGTCCTGGCCCGCTTTGAGGCCATGGCCACCCACTTCTAACTCTCTGTTAAAGAGCTTAGTGGCGTTCGTAGCAGCGAAGGAGCTTTTAACCAGGTTGTTCATGGCTTTTACGCCCTGAGTAACCATCACAGCGGCCATTTTTACCAACTGAATGTTAGCGAGTATCAAAACGTTCTTAAAGCTGCTTAACTTTTGCCCAGCGCCCGCCAGAGGCGTTTTCATGGCGTTCAGCGAATTGCCCGCTAAAACAACATTCCTTGACAGCTCTTTCGTGTTATTCGCTACCTTATTGACAACCTTGGTCGAGGCGTCCATCTTGCGGTTGAAGTCCTGAGTGAGGGCCTCTAGTTTGACGCTTATTTTTTCTGACATTAGCTAGACTCCTCTCGTGCCGCAGCGATGCCGCGCAGTTTGGCGGCTAGTACGCTGGTGCTCTTCGCTTCCTTGGGCTTTTCCTTGTCCTCCAGGAAAGGAAAGATATCCTTAGCCTGGAGGGTTTTGCTACCTCGTTTTGAATTTACGTTATACAAGGCAGCTATCAAGCTACCTGAGAAAAAGAAATCTCGCTTATATCGCTCGGTCCAGGCCGTATATATAGCCTGGAATTCGCTCACGTCAGCCAGCCAGAACGAGGCGGGCGATTGCCCAAACTCAGCCACCCACATCCCGAACATTTCGTCTAATTCGAGGGGCTCTGCTGCTCCTTCTTCGTCTTCTTCCTGGGTTCCTCCTCTGGTGGGGAGGCCTCCAAGTTTCCCAGGCAGATTTCCGTAACTGTGTCCAGGACGCTTTCATAATTCGTAAAGTCGATATTTTGCGCCCACCACGCGACAGGCGGATTTTCTCCTGCCTTCTCTGCTTTGCCTCCGCCGGCCATGAAATGGAGTAGAAGCGGGAGGTGCTCAACGTCCGTTAGGACCTCCTGGAGTCTATCCATAGACCCTATGCCCGTAGCTCGCTTAAATTGAGTCATGACCCAAAAGTTGAACTTTAAATCTATGTCTCTATCGTTAAGCTTGATATTTCCTTCTGCCATAAGTCCTCACCCTTTCTAAAAAATAGGCGCGTCAGTGTGAGCCGACGCGCCGAAAGCTAGCCTACGCCTCGTCGGTTATCGTGAAGTTACCCGACACCTTGACGGTCAGAGTCATGTCTAGCAACCCATCGAACGGGCCACTTAAACTACTGCCTGTAACGAGTCCATCCCATTCCATAGCGAACTTAGTGGTGCTGGCGGATTTGAACGGTAGTTGAATTCGAAAAGCGTGAATTTTCCTAAGGTTGGTTATCTTCCAGAAGTTTAGCTGAGTGTCGTCGTCTGCCTCTGCTCTGCACGTCAGGGTGACATCGCCACCATCGTACATTCCGGGAACATGAGTCCTAGACGTGGTTCCGTGCGCAGTGGTCTCCAGGGCATCTACAACCGGGTTTGGACCAGACAAGTCGGTAAGCTCACCCAAAGTAACATAAGTGGGGGTGGCTGAAACGATTTTAGAGAAGTCATATCCAACTACAATACCGTTGGCAAATTGTCCCATATTTTATTTTCCTCGCTTTCTTTTAAGTTAAATTAAGTTTCATTAAGCATCAAGTTATATCGAGTAATAGCGCGATGAAGGACGTTCCCCTCGGGACTTTCATCCCTAAGGGTTCGCGTCTCCAAACGCCTGAGAATCACGGTTGAATAGCCGCTGACGCTAAAACTGGGCGGGTCTCCCACCCTATCGATTAGGACGTCAACCGACCGAGCTATGCCCTTGCAGTCCTTACGTCCTTCAGATTTTGTCCACACGTCAATCGTTAGGTCCGTACTGGTGCCCGGTGTTGAGTGGCTGTCAAAAGGGATATCGACGTCATCCCCGATGATTACATACGGATAAGCGGTACCAGGGGGCGGTAGGTCGTAGACAGGGACGTTACTAGAGTCCCACGTAACGTTTCCATTCAACGCCGCGAATATAGCGGCTTGTACGCTGTTTAAGCTGTTTTCTGAACGTACGGCCATGCACTACCTCCTTAATGCTCGGCGTAAGGCCTTAATACCTTCAGGCACCAAGTCTCTCCGAGCTGTTGCTACATGTGGAAAAAAGAAATCGTTAGCGGCGATACCTACGCGGCTTATCTGGAGCGCTATGGGAAACACTGCCGCCTCAGGGATGCCCTTCGCTCGACACCATGCACCTATCGAGTCCAAAGGCGGCAGCTTAGAGGGTCCAGGTCGGTGGACATACCCAGTCTCCCGCATGTAGTCTCTCGCTAATGGGTGGTGAGGTGAAGAGAGGCCTCTGGATTTGGTCCCAAAGAGGATATAGGGGCTGTAATCAGCTCCTATTTTAATTTCGCCAGCGTACCCATCGCGTTGCGGTTTCCCCCTGTACGTAATGCTTCCCGCTAGTTCACGAGTTGCTCCACGTGGTGCCCCACTCCTAGCTCTCGTTGCTGTGCGCTCGCCGAGCATGTCCACGGTGCGGGCCAAGACTTCGGCCGTGGTCCGCTTGACATCAACCAGGAAATTCAGGTCACCCGTAACGGTCGCCTTAATGCGGGCCACGTTATTCGGTCGCTACTCTGGACTCCATGCAGTCGATTTCTAGGAGCACGTTCATTTCCCCCGGATTACCAACGCCGCTGATGCTGAACTGCCTATCCTGACCACCGGGGTCTATCACCAGGACCGCGTCAGCGAGCCCAGAAGACAGCTTCGATTGGACTAGGGTGTCGTACTCCGTAACGAAAGTATGAGTAGCCCTAGCTTGTTCTTGTCCAGCTACCAGACCCTGCCATGCTCTACGTGAATTGAGTAAACCCGAAACGGTTTTCACGGTTGACATGGTGTACGTCCAACCTCCTTGACCGTCCGTAGTGCGGCTCTTAGTTCGAACAGCCGCCACAGTGCGCCGCTGAGTTGGTGGGATGGGCATCATAGGACGACCTCCACGCTCAACGAGCCTACCCTATCGTTAGTGGTCGACCTTATTTTTTCGTCAATCCAACGGTTAGCGCTAATGATAGCGTTCGCTATCTCTGATGCGTTCCTATTAGTCTGACGGTAGCCACTGAAGCCGTAGCTATCAGCGTATGAAGGACGCGAACGAATAATCCGCGCTGCGGCTCGGTGGGGAAAATAATAGTAAGTGTCGTCCCCACCTTCGCTGGCCTTATCCTGCACCCGTGTTCCCTCCAGAAAGACGTCTATTTCTTCGTCCTGGAGGGAATTAGCCGGGTAGTTAGAGGCTGCGTCTGGCTTGTCCTCTAACAGAAAACGCGCGTACGCTAGGGCCCACAGTGGCCGGTTAGAGGCGTTTGAAGTGTTAGGGTTATACGCCAGATGCGTCGTGTTGTAGGTTCTGGCCACTAAGGACCCCCCAATCTATTTAAAAAGGTGTTAAATCCCCGTCGTCATCCGCCTTTTTCTTGGTGGATTTCTTCGAGGATTTAGGTTTAATAGGTTTAGCCCGAATCCTAACGGGCTTACCGCCAACCATCTCCCACTTACCCTCTTGCAAGACGTAGTGGTCTACGGGACCCGCCTCCCCATTAACGGTACCTTGAGGCCAGTTGTGAGCGTCAACCGCATAGTGGCGTTTAGGGCCATCTCCGGGCAGCGCCCTATGTTGGGAGCTCTCGGCGTGATACACAACGTCCAGCTCGGACTCTAGCACCCAAGTGCTAGCGCCTTCCTGTAATGTGCTTACGGTGTCTTTCACGGCTTCGTACCGTGGGTTAGGGACAACTGCACGCTGAGTTATCACCTCGCCGTTAATAACGCGCTCGGTGTTACCCATCACGAACCTCGTAATGTGCTCTAGTGGCATGTTTCCAGTTGTGTCTTTAATGGTTGGCATAACCTCACCTCTTTCTATGAATTTAAATCCTTAAGACTCGTCGGCGGTAATCTCGCCGTAAGCGCTGGGCTGTGTCGCTGCCACTCCGTAAACAACTCTGGCTCTAACGCCAGTTTCGAACGCTGCGTCACGACGTATTAGCTCCACGGTGGGGGCTTGCTGCACCGCTAAAGAAATCCCCATCGAGTGACCGTACATATAGGCGTAATTATTGGAAGAAATGTTAACGAGGTTGTTGCTGATGTACACGTCAAACCCTGCGGCTCTTCCTACTATGCCGGAAGCCATAGCACTGTCGCCCATTTCGGTAGCACGTTGGAAATCAGCGCTCTCGAGCAATGCAGTCATGCCCTTAGGCCTAATGACCAACCACCGGCCTTGCTGTGGCACATTTGCGGCGTTAAGCTGCTCTGCGGCAGTTGTAAGCACTCCGTCCCAAGGGTCAGTTGTACCAACATCCCAAGCTATATCAGTTAACGTGCTGGACGTGTAAAGTCCCGCTACAGCCTGGTCTATTTGGTCAGCCAATCCGTAAGCAATACGGTCACTGAAACCGTTAATCTGGTTTACTGATTGCTGTCCCTGAAGGATATTTTTATCGTCCAATGATACGGCCCCATAGTAGTCCTGGTTGAGGCTAAGGGCGACTGTAGAGCTACTCTCAGCTGCGTATGTGACACTACCACTGTAGGCCCCTGCTGCTACATTCCCAAACTTCTGAAGATG